CAAAAGCTAGTATGCACTTAAGAAATGAATTTTCTTGTATGACTGGTTCAAAGTTAATGAGCTATGATGCTGTTTTAGATCAACTAGACAGTTCTAAGTCACCAGGATATCCCTGGACTCTTAAATATAGAAAAAAGTTCGATTACTGGTTGTCACCTGATGCCTTGTTTTTTGATAAATATTATGCTGCCTTAGGCACTGATAATCCAATAAACACTGTTGCATCGGTAACAATCAAGGAGGAACTTAGAGAGGTCAAGAAAATAGAAGATAACAATGTTAGAACCATTGCTAGTGTCGACGTTAACCATTTAGTCGCGCATAGTATACTTATGATGGACCAGAATGAAAAATTGTTGCAAAACAATTTAAAGTGTAGTTCAGCATTAGGACTTAGTCTAATGTATGGTGGAGCTCACAAGCTCTTTGAGTATCTAACCCCTTGGGGCGATATTAAAAACATCATGAGTATTGATGGAAAGAAGTACGATAGTAAATTCAATGTACAGTCAGCTGAGTTAATATATAATTTCCGGTATGATTGTCTATCTACAGAGTTTAAAAATGAAGTGACTCGAAAGCGTTTTGAAAATATTCAAAAGCAGATCTGGACAGCCCCACTCGTAGATATAGACGGTCATATTTATGATAAAGAGACAGGAAATTTAAGTGGCCAAGGTGCCACCACTCCCGATAACATCCTCAAGAATTGGTTGGACTTTTTCTTTATTTGGTTGATAGTTGCACCAGAGAAATGGCGTAATTATGAATCATTTAAACAATTTGTTCGATGTGCATTCGTTGGAGATGATGCTATCATAGCAGTGCATCCTAATTGTCAGGGCTTTTACAATCCAGCTTCCATCACTAAAGTATCTGATATGATCAATATGACCTATGAATTCGAGTCTCAAGAATTCGAACATTTTAAAGATTGTTCATTTGTAGGCCACAAATTCATATTGACTAAGATACCAAAAACAGAATTCAAAATGTACCTTCCTCATATTGATTGCGTCAAAATGAGGACTAGTTTTGTGAGGTACAACACCACACGCACATTGTACGCATCTATAATAAGATGTAACGGGCTTAGAATGGAAACATTCGCCTGTGACTCATGTCGCGTATGGTTTAATAACGCATACATATTTCTACGAGATAAGCTGCCAGTACCACATACTGCTGCAGCAAAACAAGCACTATCCACATACTTCACAGATGATCAATTGTGGGAAATCTATTCTAATGTAACACTGGCAGATATATATTGCAGAGAGCAGGAGATCCCTGCCAATAAAATTAGATACTACCCACAACGACAATCAATAAATAGTGTGATAATGCCAACAGAGAAAAAGAAACGTAGACAACGCAAAAAGAAACCAGCTATAAAACTAACCAAGGAAGAGATTGCTAATATCAAGAAGCAAATAGGCTTTAAGAAAATCAATTTTTCTGGCGTTAGCGGTGCTGGTACACGAGTCAAAGGTAGAGGTGATTATACATTATCTGATATCGGCAAATCAATTACAAAACCGTTCCTGGACGACACTAAGTCCGTTGGAACAGTCAATAAAATTGCGAGATCAGTTGGTAGAATTGTTGGTGGTACTGTATTGCCTGGTATGGGCAATGAAATTGGTAACGCGGCATCATGGCTTAGTCGTGCATTTGGTTTTGGAGATTACAAAATAAAGGCAAACTCCTTAATGACACAAAACATTGCACAGTTCAAAGCACATGGTACAATCGAGTTTTCACATAGGGAATTCGTTTCAGATATCAATATGACCACAAACTTTCAAAACAGCACTTATATTATAAATGCTGGTAACTCTACATTATTTCCATGGCTATCAACGATAGCTAAAAATTTCGAACAATATGAGTTCATGGGACTGATCTTTGAGTTTAAATCAACCTCAGCATCAGCAATAGGGAACACAACCACCGGTCTTGGTACTATCATTATGGCAACAGACTATGATGTGTTAGATTCACCATACGCAGATAAACGGGCTATGGAAGTTGCAGAATTTGCAACATCTGGTCCTCCGTGTGTCAATCAAATACATCCTATAGAATGTGATCCTAGACAAAATATAATGAGTAAATTATATATCAAGCCTGGTAACACATATGCTGCACCAGTAGGTTTAGCACCTGCAGATGACTGGAGATTTTCTACCATGGGAAATTTTCAATTAGCAACAACATCTGCACAAGCAGCCTGCTCCGGTGTGGGAGAATTATGGGTTTCCTACCATGTCAAATTATACAAACCGCAACTTGAGGGTTCTAGTTCTGGAGCCATTACCAAGATTCATGCGGGTCTATCAGTAGCAATAGGTGGTTCACCAACACTTAGTTTTGTTGAGTCGAATAACTCAGGTGCTTTTACAGTTTCGTTAGCTTCTGGTAGATTAAGAATTGCTGCACGTACTGATTCAGCTACAGGAACATATTTAGTCACTATGGGAGTTGTGGGGTCTATATCAGATCCAACGATGACCATAACTGGCACACCATACTTTCTGTCTGACAATACCAGCTGTATATTACCATATTATGCATATAGCC